CATCGGGCATATACACAAGCTGTCACGACCTTATCAGCAAAATCCTCATGTTTGACAACGATGGAGATAAATCACTTGTGGTAGCCGATCCGCTTTTCGTCGATATAGCGGAGCGCAACATGAGGGATATTGTGCCGCTGCAGTATAAAATGGGCAAAGCTGGTGCGACACCGCTAACGCCTGAATCCTTGTATGAAGGGATGATACTCGCCTACACTGGCGGCAAGATCGGAATTATCAGCAACGACATCACGAAGATCTGGAACAGCGAGAACCCAGACTTGGATTCAATAAAGATCCTCTGCGCCATTAACAACGCTGTCATTGATTACGCTAAGACTCTGTATAAGCCAGAAGTGCCTGCTGAAAAACAGTCGCGGATAGATGAGCTTACGCGCAAGAAAACGCCGTATTTCTTCATCTACGCAAAGGATAAGACAGAATCGCAAGTTGAGCCACCAAACAACAGCGTTGTGAATCGTCTTAGACACATCATCCCCAACTCCCGGCTAAGAAACAAGGAGAAATCAAAGGCGGAGTTCAATTATAAGGATTTGATGTACAACAAGAACACGGTTGAGACGGATGAGATTGTTGCAGCCTACAATGAACTGTATAAGCGGTTCCGCAGCACATTCTCAGACGTGGAAGACAGTTCGCCTTTTGCCTATCTCAAGATGGAGGCAATTTCAAAACTATCCAGCGTAGCGGGCAACCCATCTCTTGCGTGCGATATGCTTGTGCACTACTTGTTCAAGACGCGAAACAGCAAGCGCCAGCGGCTTTTCTGGGTATGTTTTGCTGATATTGTGTACGCCAATCTTCAGCGCAATCTTGCCGGTACAATGTGGTGCGCCAACTGTGGAGCGCGAGTGGTGCGGGAGTCTAACAGTCAAAAACTGTGCCGCTCGTGTGCGGAGAATCGCAGACTGCCCGACAAGGTTATGACTTGTGCGGATTGTGGTGTTGAATTTACTATTCCGGGGTCGTCGAAAAATAGAAAACGATGCGATTTATGTCAGCAAAAATTCAACTTGAATCGATACAAAAAATACAACGAAAAACGCCAATAACCACAAGAATATTGCAAATAGAAATTCGAAGAAACCCTTGTATTTATTGGCAATATTGCACATATTTCAAAAGGTGTCCTAATTTTAAATCTGTTATATCTGCACAGATGGGGTGCTGAAATAAGGTGAAAAATGAATTTCACCTATTATGGAAAGAAAATGGGCTAATGCGCTTGCATTGGCTCTTTTTCTTTACTATTTTTTAAGGACTGATTTGTGCTTGATCGAAATCAGCAAAGAGGTAAAGTTCGCACTAGTAAAAAAGCATCCAGAATTAGAAGATGAGATTACTCGCACTATGAGGCAACGCTCAAAACGCGGAAAGTATTATGCGACCGCGTTGCCACGAATAATCGCACTCATTAATCAATACTGGGATGAACGTACAACTGAAAGGCTGGTGCGCGAATGATGGACGAAATGCCGAGTCTGGCAATCTCAACCCCCCAAGCGGTAGAAAATCTTCAGCTTCCATCTCCTGAATTAGTAACTTATTATCGAAACCTTGAAAATAGAACGCTGTGGCTTGATACAGAAGTGGATGAAACGTGGCTGGAGTTTATCAGGAACATCTTCCACTGGAACGAAGAGGATAAGGGCAAGCCCATAGACCAAAGACGCCCCATCAGACTCATGCTGTTTTCGTATGGGGGAAATCTTGATATTAACAATGCTTTTATTGATGTGATTAATGCCAGTCAAACGCCGGTGTGGGCTATTAACGTTGGACAGGCTTGCAGTGCCGCCTGTTTTATTTCTATTGCCGCACACAAGCGGTTTGCTCTACCAAATGCAACTTACCTCATCCATCAGGGCGGCGGCGACAACTTTAGTGGTACATATCAACAACTCATGTCGGCAATATTGGAATATCAGCGCAAGATCGAGGAACTTGAAGCATACCTCAAGAAGACCACAAAAATTCCGGAAGATGTTTTAGAAGAGCGCATTACAACGGAGTGGTTTATCAGCGCAAAAGAAGCGGTTGAATACGGCATCTGCGATAAAATAATTACATCTCTAGATGAAATCCTGTAGGTGGTCTTATGGCAGAAATTTATACAGGCTACAAGACCGTCCGATGCGATGATGAAAATCTGTCCAATTTCTATTCTGATAAGAGTAAAGAAACAAACTGGTTCAACCTGCTAGAGAATCAATATCTGGTAGTCGTGGACGGAGATGGAAATCCTCTAGAACAATATAAATGGCAAGACGGAAAACATCAGAAGGTCGCAAATAAAACGCTCGAAAGCGGGATGCTTGGCAAAATCAAACCGTTGAATGTCGAGCAAAAACTTGCCATTGATATGCTTCTCGATACAACCATCACCGTTAAAGTGCTCGTCGGCAGTATGGGGAGCGGAAAAGACCTACTCATGACTGCGGCGGCATTTTACTTAATGAACGAAGGCAATGCCAATCGAATTGTGTGGTGTAGAAACAATATAGAAGTTCGCGACACAAACAGTATCGGTGCCCTGCCAGGCTCATTGTACGAGAAAATCGGCTGGACGGCATCCCCACTGATTGATCATCTTGGCGGTGAAGATGCGCTGAGGATGCAGATGGATTCTGCTAAAGTAGAAGTCCAATTCTTGGGGCATATTCGGGGTCGAGATATCAGAGATTCCATCATTCTTTGTTCTGAGGCAGAAAACCTATCACGGGATCACATGAAACTGCTTCTGGGCAGAGTGGCTGCCGGAAGTTCTCTATGGGTTAATGGCGATTCAAATCAGCGTGATTCCAAAGTGTTTGAACTGAACAACGGACTTGAAGCGGCGATTGACCGCTTGAAAGGCAATCGTCTATTTGGATATGTCTACATGCCGCATAGTGTAAGAAGTGAAACCGCTAAGTTGTCAGATTTATTGGATTAAAGGAGATTTATAAATGGCTAAGAAATCGAAATCAATATCCTTCAAGAACGCCACTATATCTGTGGACGACGGAACTATCACGGAGATTTTTAAGGACGAATCAAAGACTTATTCTATTAAACACTTGCTTGAGTCGTGGTCGGGGATAGATGGCGTTTCAATTACAATCAAATTGGACGAAGATGCTCCAGAGGATGGTGAGTAACCCTGGCTGATTCAAATATGTCACTAAATGAGTTCCTTCAAAAACAGAAGGAGTTTTTGGTTGAGAAAACGCGAAACGAAGAACTTGAGTGGCAAGACTTGACGGACATGCGCACCACCTATTATGGTGTAGCAGAAGCAAGAGATACCGTTCGAAAAGGCGCGAAAATTATCAACGAGTACATAAACGCCGGATGGGATATAGTTGCTCCTGAAGAGTTCGACAGCAAGGAAAAATCGGAAAGACTAAAGTCATTTGCGGCTAATGAGGATGGTTCCTACGTTTCTGACAGACTTATTGAGATATGTGAAGGGCAGGATATTACTCCTGAGTTTTTACTAAAGGCTCATAACCTTCCGCCTAGCGATTGGAAGATTATTGCATACAGAAATAATTACTGGCATAGCCAGATACAGGGCGGTAAGCGGCTGATTATGTATCAGAGCCGCGTGACTGTGAAGCCATACGGGAAAGATGAAATCAGCCCAGAATGGCTGAAAAATTGGTTTGAGCAGTTTGAGCCTAAGCCCATTGCCTACTCAAAAGTCACTCCTGAATACGGTTCCGGGGATAACTGTCTCGTTATGCCCATAGTGGATTTGCATTATAATTTGCTCTCAACCCGGTTCATAACTGGCAACGAATATAACTGCCAGATTGCAAAAGATAAGTTCTTGTCTGTTGTCGATGATGTTATTGAGCGAGTCAAGAATAAAAAGTTGAGCAAAATTATCTTCCCTATCGGCAATGATCTTTTCAACGCCAATGGGATCAATGGTACTACATTCAAGGGGACGCCGCAGAATAATGAAAAAGACATTCGCGAGGCATATGTTGAACTGTTTAACATCATGGTTTTTGCGCTCACCAAGTTGTCTGAAATTGCCCCCGTAGAAGCGTTGTATATTCCAAGTAATCACGATAAAGAAGTTACGTTCTATTTCATGCATAACCTCTACACGCAGTTTAAGAACAGCGGAGGTCGCGTGAACGTGGACTACTCTCCGGTCACGAAGAAGTATTTCCGCTTTGGCAACACACTTATGATGTTCCAACACGACGCCAAGATTGATAAGACAGGAAATGTTGTGATCGATGAGGCGGGAGATATTTTGGCTGGTTCTAAGTATATAAATGTGTTTTTGTCACATTTACACACAGAGATAGTAAGACAAGAGCGTAACATTACTGTTAGAAGATTGCCGACAATAAGTGGAAAATCATCTTGGTCTTGTGAGAATAACTATGGGTCAAACAGCGTTAGCCAATCCTTTATAATTAACGATATCAGAAATATAACTGACATCATGTATACATCTGTGTAACATTTCTGCTTTTGACTGTTATTCAATTTTGCAGATATAAGATAGACTGTATTTCTATCCTTCGTAATTGAACGGAGGATTGCGATGAACTACTTTAAAAAGACCTGGACGCCGACGAAGAAATCGGCAAGTATTTTGACGAAGATGGAGTTAAGAGTGTCCAGAAAGCAAAACTGTCAGATTTATAATTAAGGCACAATCGAGGTGAAACCTTTTGCCAACACGCGCTGAAAAAGTTGCCGCCAATATCAAGAAAAAAACCAAAATCAACAAGACCGTAAAAATCCAGAATATCAAGCCGGACGATGAAGACCGCACTTATCAGTGCGTTTGTTGCGGCAAGGTTTACAAGCGCCAGCGAGATAACTTCGCCCCAACCAAGTCACCATTATACGCGGGGAATAACGGATACGTTCCCATCTGCAAATCTTGCACTGACAAGTACTACTATCAGCTTGTAGATTTCTTCTCCGGCAACGAAGAAAAAGCCATTGAGCGCATCTGTGGGATTTTTGACTGGTTTTATGATGACGATGCTGTCACCGCCTCGCGTCGTATCAGTATGGACAGAAGCAGAATCAGCATTTATCCTGCTAAGCTAAATCTGTCTCAAAGCGCAAAGCGCGGCACCACCTATCTCGACTATATTAAGCTAAAGGCCGACGATGCGATTGACAGCATTGACAAATTGGAAGAAATGGTTCAATCAAAGGATGGCGTAACCGTTTCTGAACGCTCTGTCAAGCGTTGGGGCTTTGGTTATACCCCAGAAGAATATGAACTTATGAACGCCCACTACAAAAACCTCAAAGAGCAAGCGTCGGACGATATTGTTACGGAAAACCTTGTCCGTGAATTGTGTACCATTAAGGTTCAACAGAATCGCGCACTTGCTAATGAGGAAGTGGATAAGTACGTCAAACTCACCCAGCTTTATCAAGCAACGCTTGGAAGTGCCAATCTAAAGCCCAAGAGCGCCAAAGAAGCGGAACTGAAGGCGGAAACGGATATGTTTGGCACTTGGATACAAGAGATTGAGAAGTACGCCCCGGCAGAGTTCTTTGCTGACAAGAAGACTTATAAGGATCATGATGGACATGGCGAATACTACCAACGCTTCATTGTCCGGCCTTTTAGGAATTTGATTACTGGTAGCAAGGATATGGATCCGGAGTTCAGCATCCATGGCGATTCGGGTGGAGATGATGCCGATGCCAGCTCTTGACCATAATCAGAGCAAAGTACACACTCACTGCGCTCCAGGACACTACCTATCACAGAAGGAAAACGTTGAGCGCCTTATCCATTGGATTACTTTTTACAGGCGTAATTTCAACCGCTTTGCCTCTCACTACTTAGGATTGGGGCTTCATCTCTATCAGCATATCATTCTCTATTTAATGGGCTTGTACCCATCTTTCTGCATCATCGCGGCGCGTTCAGCCGCAAAATCCTTTGTAATCGCCATTTACGCTTGCTGTAAAGCTATCCTCTACCCCGGCTCAAAGATTGTCATAGCGTCCGGCACTAAGCGACAAAGTAAACTGATAGTATCTGAGAAAATAAAGACAGAACTCTGCTCAATGTCGCCCAATCTAAACCGTGAGATACGGGATATTAGAGATAATCAGAACGATACGGTTGTCTATTTCCGCAATGGCAGCACAATTACGGTTGTTCCTGCCAGTGACAACGCTCGTGGTTATCGCTCAACAGTTCTTATTTACGAAGAGTTTAGGACTATTGATAAGAACGTCGTTGACAGCGTTCTCTCCCCCTTCTCAATGGTCAGGCAGCCGCCGTATATCAAGATGGACGAGTACACCAAGTATTTCGAAGAGCCTACAGAAATTTATATCAGTTCTGCGTGGCTTAGAAGTCATTGGATGTGGGGAACCGCCATGGCAATTGCTAAGGATATGTACAATGGCACGTCCTGTCTGCTTGCGATGGACTACAGTGTGACGTTGCGACACAATATCAAGACGCGGAGATACATGGTAGACCAGAAGAAGAAACTCGACCCGATTTCTTGGGCGATTGAGTATGAGAATGAAATGCTGTCATCCAACACAAAGGCGTACTTTACGTTTGACATAATCAATAAGAACCAAGTGTTGAAACGCGCCTTCTACCCTGTTCGCAATTCAGAGTATAAGTCCCGTATGAAAAACAAGAACGCAATCCCGCGTCAGGACGGCGAAATCAGAATTTTGTCGTGCGATATTGCCATGATTAACAATAGCGCAAACGACAACTCTGTGTATACTTGCATCCGAATGCTTCCGGAAGGTGTGAATACGGACGGCGAAACCCGTGGAGCATATGACCACAGTTTCAAAGTTCAAGTGCCGTACTTGGAGGCAAGTCGCGGATACGAAACCACAAAGCAGGCAATTCGCATTAAGCAGCTTTATGAGGATTTTGACGCTGACTTTTGTGTGTTGGACACCAGAAACGCCGGTATTTCGGTCGGCGACGCTCTGATGCGCGTTCTCTATGATGACGAGCGCGATGTTGAGTATAAGCCGTGGACGTATATGAACGACGATGAATTGGCAAAGCGCATATCTAATCCCAATGCCCTGCCCGTCATTTACTCATTTACGGGTACGGCAAGGATCAATAGCGAAATTGCTATCAATCTTCGAAACATGCTTGCTGAGCAGATGATAGATCTTCTCATTAGCAATACGGAATCCTCAGAAGAAATTCAAAAGAGATTCCCAGAATACCTCACGACGACAGACACAGAGATTCAGTTGTATTATGAACGGCCTTATCTTGAAACGATGTGCCTTGTGAATGAGATGGTAAATCTTGAGTATGAGAAGATGGAAAATACTGGGCTTATCAAGATTAAAGAATTGCCGACGCAGACAAAGGATAGATACATCAGTCTTGCAATGGGATGTTTCTTCGCGAGCGAACTAGCACGCGATTTATTCACAGGAAGACAAGAGTTTAACTTAGACGACATGGAATCCTTAGTTTCATCTATTGATTTTATTTTGTAAGGGGGTGTGCTACGTGTCGAATAAAAAGGTTAAACCCGAAGAGGAACAGTCTGAGAATTTTATTGTCATTGATGCATCGCCCCCAAAGAAGACGGATAATGAAAAAGTCTTGTCGCTAGAAGATATTGCCCAGCGAGCTATGGAGAGTGCGATGCGCGAATACAACTTTGATAACAAAGTGTATTCGGTAGTGCTTGATTCAAAAGGCAGTGCGCAAGATCCTACAACCGAGTATCTAACGCAGCTTGCGGATAATCCCCAGAATAACCTTGACAAAATTCTTCAAATCAACCGCCAGATTTCAAGGGCAATAAATATTGATGATGTTATCGGTAAAACAGTTGAAGCTGTCCGCGTCAACATCAACACAGATTATCGACTTTCGTATAAAAAAGAGGAAGGTCGCAATAAGAGCAAAAAACTGAAGGACATTAGGGGATTTATTGATGACTTCAACGAAGAAATCAAAATCAAGCGCATAATCCGCGAGAGAGTGCCAGAGGCATATAAGAACGGAACGGTAATCTTTTATCTCCGCAACGACGAAGGCAAGTCGTGGAGCGTAGATGTTTATCCTTTAGGGGTGGCTAAAGTTGCTCCATACAGTATAGGCGGAGAGCCTATTGTTCTTATAGATATCAATGAACTAAAATCGCGTCTGCAAAAATTGGGGTTCAAGACTAGAGCGGGCAAAAACATGTTTTTCCCGACAATAGGCGACGAAATAAAAGCAAACTACCCTCCTGAAGTGTATCAAGCCTATGTAAACAAGGAGCCATACGCGGAACTGGACATTCGCTACAGTTATGTTGTTCGCATAGGCAACGATGGTGGTTTGTATGGGGTTTCCCCCATTTTCCGGGCGTTGCCCGCCTCTTTAATTTTGCAGTCCTTCTATAAGAGCGACGAGGTGACGTCAAGAGCCAGCGCAAAGAAACTCCTTGTCCAGATTATGCGGGAGAATATGCTTGGGGATAATGGCGATAAACGCCCGACTACGGAAATGGCGTTCGCTCACAAGGAGTTGCTTAAAGCATACCGTCAGAGTGGATCCGTTGTGTATAGCGCACCAGCGTGGATTGAAAGCGTCAGCTACTGCGAACCAAAGATTGGGCTTACCGACGTAAATATATACAGGTATCATCTGAACCGCGTAATGGCTTCTCTCGGGATTACTTTTCTTTCTCCGGAAAGTGCCAATCAGAGTGTTAGCACCGCTACAATCAGCCTTGAACAATTGATGAAGGCGATAAACTCCATCATGGAACAGTTTGAGGACATGTTTAAGAAGTGGTATGCCCAAGTTCTGATTGACTCCGGATACGATCCTACGTATGCGCCAGACATAAAAATCCTCGACAGTGAGGCGCTTGAGTTCAAACTAAAGAAAGAACTTGCCACATTCGTATATTCGCAACTTAATCTCTCCATGCGCACTGCTCTTGAGATACTTGGATACAATATCGAAGAAGAAGTCCAGCGTCGCGAGGAAGAGAATCAGAGAGGCTTTGATAAGATATTCACTCCGAGGGCGTCTCAATTTACTTCTAGCGGCAATGAAAAGAATGGTAGACCGCCCGCAGAAGAAGAAACTGATAAGACTCAGTATGACGATGAGTACAACAAGACGAGGGCATAGCGCATGGAAAAAATAATAGATGTAAAATGCCCATGTTGCAATATGCCGCTAAAAATTGAAATGAAGTTGTCCGATAGTGGTGAGTTCACTGTCGGGCTTTTTCATTATATCCAAGAAACTGAATACTCCGCAATCACCGATCTTGGATATGAGTTTGGGATAATGGAAGGGGGTGAAGAAGATGGACAACGTTAAATTGTTTAGCAATAAGGTTTGGCTTGCGGAAGAACAGGGAGACCCAGATGCTCTAATTGCAAAAATAGTCATTTGCGATTTCGGCGTGAACAAAAATGGCGTCATGCTAAATCGTAACACCATTGAAGAATGGATGTCGTCCCTTGTAAATGCTCCACTTGTAGGAAAAATCAAAGCCAAATCCAACGGCGAAATCGACTTCACCTCACATAACGCCACGGTTGTCACGCGAGTTGACGAAAATGGGAACGAGTACGCAGACATAGAGTTTAATACTGACGCATTTGGCACCTTTGTCGATGCGAGCATTGAAACCATCGAAGGCGTAGAATGCATTGTTGCTACCGCCCGTGTATGGAAACGCTTCTATGACGCATCCAATCTGATTGTCAAGCGGATTAAAGAAGGCACTTTGTCTACAAGTTGGGAAATTGCGGTTGAAAAGTCAACAAGTCGCATCATGAACGGTTCACTTGTAAAATTGATTGATAAAGGTCGCTTTATCGGACACAGTTTGCTTGGATACTCAGTTTCACCCGCTTACGACATAAGCCGCGTTCTTGAAGTTGCCGCAAAGGACGAAAACGACGACGATCAGCTTTGCTCCGCGCTCATCCGTGACGTTATGAAGATGAACGACTCCAATGGAAACGAGGTTGAAAAAATGGATGAAGTAAAAACCATCGACACTTCTGAACAGGAAGTCATCGCCGGAGGTGTGGAACTTGGCGAAGAAGAAAAAGCCGCAGAAACCCAGCCCGAAGAAACCGGAACCACAGAAGAACAAGCCGAAGAAAAAGTAATCTCTGTTGACGAGATTCCTGCCGAAAAGATTGAGAATCCCATGCAGGCACAGCTTGACGAGGCTCTTGCTAAGATCGAAGAACTCAACGCAAGCGTCGCCGAAAAGGCATCCGCCTTGATTGAAGCGCAGAAGCAAATCAACGAACTCACCGCCCAGATTGCGGAAC